ATCTGTAACCGTTAAATCATCACCAACTGTAAGGTCATCAAGTTTTGTGTGACCTGCTAAATTTGTATCGGTAAGTACGTCATAAACGATAGCGTCTGAACCGCCTCCATCTGAGGCTATTATTTTTGATTCTCCTGCTGGGATAATTACATTAGCCCCAGTACCTTGTGTGAAAGTAAGTGCTGCTGCTGTTCCATTATCCATTATCCACATCTTAGAAACTGTGTTAGGTAATAGACTTACAGTACATGCTTGACCACCGCCTGTAAGTTTAAGATACAATGCCCTGTCGGAATCAGAAGCTCCGTCTGCAATGGTTATGTTATCTGTAGAAGCATTAGCTAAAGCTCTAGTGCCAAAGCCTAGTGCTTGTCCAATTAATTCTAAATTTGTATTTGTTGTTGTTCCCCAAGTTCCACTACCGTCACCAGTAGCTAATTCATTTAATCTGAGGTTATTTACATATGTACTAGCCATTTATTTTCTCCGTTAAGCTACTTGTTTCCAATTTGGTGTTTGCGGACTGCTAATAGCGGTCCAATCTGGTGTTTGTCCGGGAACTATTTGACCCCAAACAAATACTTTTCCTAAATCTGTTTCTGTTAATACTCCAGTTGGAAAAACATTTGCATCTGCTTGCACTGTTTCATTTCCAACTTGTCCTGTTGCTGCTCCTAATGTTACAGGAAGTATGTTTACCGTAACAAGTCCTAAATTTCCTAATGCTGATGTTCCTATTACATTTGTAGGAAATACATTAGCATCACCAGTAACTGTTTCATCTCCAAGTCCTACTGTAGATGCAGTACCGCTAACGCCTTGTATTGCAAAACCAGCAGCTACTACTGAATTTAAAGCAGATGTTCCAACTACACCTGTTTCAACTACATTAGCATCACCAGTTACGCTTGATTCATTTCCTAGTGTTGTTGTACCAGCTAATCCTGTAACAGCAACAGATACTGCGGTTGCACCAAAAGGTCCATCACCCCATGTACTGCGACCCCAACCAGTTGCCACTTAAAATCCTATGCTATTCTGATAACAGCGTTTGAAGCGTCCGCAGTAGGAAAAGTAATTGTAAATGATCCTGCTGTAGATGTTTTATCTCCGCCAAAATCAAATACAGCAACTGCTGGATCACCTGATGCTGTTTCATTAAAAATCATACAACCTCTAGCTGTAATTGTAGCTGTTCCAAAAGTTAAATCTGCAAAGTCAGTTAATGCTGTTGTTCCACTATTTGTAGGTTCTACTTTAGTTAAAGTTCCACCTTTAGCTGTGTAATTAGTTCCACTTGCTTCATTTGTTGTAGTGTAAGCAGTTGTTGCTGCTGACATAGTTGCACTTGAAGTGTATAAAGCTAATTTAAAAGTATTGCCACCTGTTGAAAAATTATGCTTTGCTTGTAAAAGTTCTTTTTTAAAAGTTGAGCACATTGCTTGTGTTATTGCCATTATAGTCTCCTTATAATATTTGCTAGGTCTTTATGACCTTGTTGTTCTAATTGATTGCATATTGTACAAATATGATTTTTTACTGCTTCATTCATGTAGTAAGAAATTACTTTTTGTGTAGCATTTTTAAATACATGAGCTTGAGCTTTTATAGGTTCTGGTGCTGTATCACTTATTGAAATTAATCTTTCAGTTGCCATAGAAGCAACTTCTTCAACTGAATGTCCTCTATTGTCTGTTGTTGTTACACCTAATGTTCCTAAAGAACTTTCAAATGGGTCTGTATTCATCATGGTTTATTAGGTTCTACTATGTCATTAAAATTAGTTTCTGGGTCTTCTCTTCCAGAAATGCCGTAAGGAACCATTTGTTGTTTTATAACTTCTGAATATTTACAAACTTTCATTTTATTATTTTTAACATAACTTACTACAGGATCATTTAAACGATGATAACCATATAGCTTATCTTTAATCTCTACATTAGCATCTAATAAATTAGACCTCAATGCTATTGATACTTCTATTTTTTGTTCCATACATTTAGCTAACCAAAATTCGCAACAAGCTCTGCCCATTTCAGCAAAATAAACTAATTTTTTATAAGTAAAATCAGCTCCAAACATGCTTATAGAACCAACTTGATTCCAATATGCAAAAGCTATTGCATAAGCTACTGTATTATTTAAATACCCACATTCCGTATCATTAATAATAGCTTCTATAGGATACAATTCAACAGATGGTGCTCTTTGATCTAATTCAACAGAATAAACAGGACAATTAATTGTAGACAATGTTTTTCTCATTAACTCAGTTTGACCACCTGCATCTTCAGTATCAAAGAATCTAGTCATTGGGTCCATTGCAAAAACTCTATCTGGATTAGGTATAATTCCACACATTGCATTAATTGCCCAAACTTCATCAAATTCTTGGCTATGCGTTCTAGCTATATGAAAGTCTAATTGACTCTCTCCCATAGCTACAATAGCTATATTTTTACCTTTTAAGGCTTTTATTGGTTTTTTTAACATTGTCTGCTCCTAAATGTTTTATGTTACTGGTACTTGAAAAGTTCCTTCTTTATATGTATCAGACGTATTTCTACCTTCTCCTAATACTTTTAATCTTCCTAAAGCTTCTTGGTATCTTTGATTGTACAAATTCATTAAATCAGGCTCTCCTTTCATGTAGGTATAACCTTCAACTAAAGAGCCGTATAACAAAACATTAGTAGCATTTGTTGCTAACCATGTAGTTTCACTATCTGTTCCTGCTGTTATAGAACTAGGTCTGTAAAAATAATGTAATTCTGCTGTGTAGTCAGCATCAGGTGTTGGTCCTACAATATAAGTGGAATCATTAAAAAGTGAATAATGCTTTGGAGCACTTGTTGTAGTTGTTGTTGGATAAGCTTCTCTAATAAAACTTACATCTGTTCTTATTAAATAAGTATAAGTATTTGAACTTATTGTAGCTAAAGAAAAGGTATCCATAAAATCACTTGGAGTTGATAAATATTGATTTCCAGTAGATAAATTTCCTTGTACGTTTTTTCTAAAAACAGGCAAACGTACTAATTTTAATATTCTTTCTTCAGCTTGTTTAATTATTGTAGGTAAATCAGCAACAAAAGTAGTTTCTGAATTTTGTAAATAATTTTGTATAGATTCTTTTAATTCTGCGTATGTCATAATTAACTCGTTGTAACTGTTAATGTTCCAATTTTACCAAATATATCTAAACCAACCGTAGATGAACCAAACTCTGTTACTCCTCCTCCTATTGGATCAAATGCTGAAAGCCTTCTACTTGCTGCCAATCCTCTGTCTGGTCTAGCATTAAGTAATGCTTGAGGATCATCTTTAGTATGTTTTCCTAACTGTAATTGAGGTTGATCTACATCAAAACATTCTGTACAAACTCTATATCCAGTTCTTTTTTGATTGTATATTTCAAACTTTAAATCATTGTAAGGGTATTCAAAACTGCAACGATCACAATAAGCTATAGATTTTTTACCAGATGCAAAATTACCCATTAATTTCTAGCAATAAAAGGAACAAATCTAACGGATGATTTATCTCTGTCTTCTGATGCTGCATATTGCCATTGTTCTTCATACAATGACTTTAATGCTACAACTCTTTCAGGTTGTTCTGCATGTTTAATTGATAAGTAATAAGCTAAACCAGCAGTAGCACACGGTAAAAATCTTGCAGGTAAATCTAAAGTATTAGATGCAGGAGCACCTACGTCTTCAATTCTAGCAATCCTGTAATAAAACAATGTGTAAGTTTCTGCATTATCAGGAACAGGGTACAAATGTACAATTGGAGCTGATTGTTGCCTATCTATATATATTTGAATAGGAGAACCTTGAGAAAGTTTATTAGGAATTGCTGAATAAGTAGATACAGAAATACGATTTAAACGTGTATCGCTTTGTGTGTTTACATTTCCAGAGTTAGTTCTAATAGAAAATTCAATTAAATCTATAGTATCTGAAGGCATAGTATAACTACCTGTTCCAGCAGTAAGCGTTTGCGTTCCACTTTCAACTGTCCATAAGTTAATACCTCTATTTGCCCATTCAAGAAACATAGTATTTAAGGAGCGTCTAGCACTCCTTAAATGATATCCAGAACGCATCTCTACTCCAGCCATATCATAGGCTTCTTCTGCTAGTTCTGTAAAATCTGGATTAAATGTAGCTGTGCCACTTGTAGCCATTTACACTTTTCCGCCATATTTCTTTTTAACTAAATCTTGATACATCATAGGTTTAACTTTCTTTCCACCCATCATTTTTTTAACTTTCTTTCCACCCATCATTTTTTTATTTTTATTCATATTAATCTCCTTAATAATGTTTAGTTACTTCCATAATAATACTGTAAGTATCTAAATTTGTGTGACCAACAGTAGTAAATAAAATGTCTCCATTTACACCACTACCAGCATTATTAGATATTCCACCAAAAGTAGAAAAATCTAATGTATCGGTTGTTCCAGCCAGTTCTAAAATAAAGACATTTGTACTTGCGTTAAAAAACATTTGTACAGTCATACCATCTATTGCGTACCATATCTTATTTATAGTAACTCTAGTGCAAGCTGCTCCTATTGCACTAACAACTAAAGCTGATACATCAACTTTAGCTACTGCTGATTCACCCGAACCGTCACTAATATTTGTAAACTTTAAAACGGCAGTTTTAGTGCCGTCTTGAAGCGTTTGTGAAGTTACTGCATCAGCCATAATTTACTCCTTAAATAATACCTGTAAGGTTAATTAATGAGTAATCAGTAGTTACATTTTTAATCATAACCACACCAATTACTTGTATAACGTCTCCTGCTGCTGGTCCAACTGCACCTGCTGCACCTAATGGTACTGCATGGTTACCGACAACAAGTGTTCCTGAAGTCAATACTGTAGCTGGTCCTGAAACTGAAAACCA